CACGCGGTGAGGTGCGATGCAAAGAATCGCCGAAGGTAAAGCGACGCACTCAGGGGACAAACGATCAAACAAATCCGACCAGATGAGCGCCAAAAAAGCCGTATCCAAAAATGAACAGCCCCGGTCATCCGGGGCGGATTCTGTGCCTTGTTCGCGGGCGCATTGTGCAAATGTGGGCGGATGGCAGACCTGCAAAGCTCCGGCGAAGCAATACGTCCTCAAGCTGGACAGCCTGTATCACTCACAATCCGGATTCACGAATCACAGCATCATCGCGCCCCTCTGTAAAAAATGCGCGAAAGAACTCAAAGCGCGGATCTGTCCCGCGAACGCCTAGCTCTGGACCCGCCTATACAAGGCACCGATACACCTATGGACACACAAACCACCACACCAGCCCGACAATCCGCAGATGGCGGGTTGTCCAGGAGCGACTTGTTCGGCGATCTTTACGTGATCGAGGCGAGACATCGCAGACAAAACAAAGACTTGGGGATGTGGCAATTTGTCGCCGCATTCAAAGAGCGCGATGACGCCTACTCCTTTTATGGCCGGTATCATCAACATACCACCGCCCGAGTTATTCCGCCGAACTCCGCTAAAGATGCGACTGATTCGCCGTCGCTTCTACCGTCGTGTTCTGGCTCTTTTGGGATGGGGTGAAAATAAATGAAGAAAGATGAAAAAAGATGTTGACGGGAATCAAATACGGGTGCATTCTCTCCCCGTAACCAACACCACCCACCAATGACAACCTCACAAAAGCAAATCACCAAATGGAGCAACGGATGGCAGCACGTCAAAACCGTCCGCACCTTCGATTGCGGCCAAGTCGTTACGACAATCGTCAGCAGTAAGAAGGGAGTCCGCTTCACCTACGTTCAAGAGTGCGACGTTTGGAACACTGGGAAAACACGCATCACACGGGAAGCATACAACCCCAGCGGCACCCTGAATGAAAAGCTCACCATGGGAAAAATGACACTCCGCGAACGCTGCGAAAAAATGGAACAACTTGAAGCATGGATTCAACGCAAGGAGGCTGCATGAAACCAACAAGAGGAGGCTCCCGCAAGGGAGCCGGGCGAAAGCCTGGAAGCGGCAAGGGGCGCACGGTTACGACGAGCAGCATCAACCTTGCGCCCGAGCTGTGGGACAGGCTGGACGCATTGCGCGGGCAACTCACTCGCTCCGCTTGGATCGCCGCCAAGATCAAGAATGCACGCCTCTGAATATCTGCTGAACGCATGAGTGCTGGCACCGACATGAGCGCGAAAGATGCCGATACCACGCTGGACAATGCCGCTCATGGCGGTTGTCCAGCCACGACTTGTTATGCCTCTTCGTGCGGCCGCGTGACCTTGTATCTCGGGGATTGGGAAACGCTGCCCAGCATCCCGTGTGATGCCGTGGTGACTGATCCGCCCTATGGAATCGAGGCCGACAAAGCGAAGGCGCACAGCTCGATCCGGGACAATGGAGCATGGCCGGAAAGCGAATGGGACAAGCAACGCCCCGCCGCTGAGACGCTGCGGAAACTGCCCACTCTCGCCGATCTTGTCGCCGTGTGGGGAGGGAATTACTTCGCCGACTGCTTCCCGGCAAGTGGCGGGTGGCTGATCTGGCGCAAGCCAGAAGCCGAAACGGGATTCAGCCTCGCCGATGCGGAACTCTGTTGGACATCCCGCAACTTCGCCGCCCGAATGAAGACGATGCCACGGCGCGACGGCAACGACCACCCGACGCAAAAGCCCGTGCTGGCGATGGCGTGGACGATGGACGCGATGAAAGTGCCAAGCGGCGCGACCGTCTTCGATCCCTACATGGGAAGCGGCACCACCGGAATCGCCTGCATCCGCACGGGGCGGCGCTTCGTTGGAGTGGAGCGCGATCCCGGTCACTACGCCACCGCACTGAAACGAATCACCAACGAACTCGCTCAGGGGGATCTATTCCTTGGGCATAACAGTGTGGATCATTAACAAAAAAAGTCGACTATCACTCGCCCGTGAGTGCAAACCAAACAAAAGCCCTCGCCGTAACTGGCGGGGGCTTTTTGCGTCACGTCACCAAAAACAGCAGTCCGCGCTCTTTCGCCCATGATGGATTCTCGTGAACCCTACGGTGGCACGGTGAGCACAGTTCGCGGAAAAACTCCACGTCGAGGAGCCGTTTCCCCTGCCTGCCGCGTGCGTGGTGGATCTCCGTAGCCTCACCTCGGCAGACCAGACAGGCCGGATGCGCTGCCAGGAACTCGCGCCGTAGCTTCGTGTACTCGGCGTTTTCTCGCGTTCTCTTGGCGCTGGCTGGTTTGATGCGCTGGCGTGGCTTCTTGTCCACGAGGCCAGCTAGGACGCGCTCCCGGTAGGTTAGGCGCTTTGTGGGCTTGGCTTGGAAAACGTGGATCATAAGTTTTTGGCGTCGAACCGTGGCGCTGCGGCAAACAGACTCGCCAAGGCTCGCTAGTTGCCGAGCTGGGTGTTCTGTGAAAGCGCGGCCAGCACGATGCCGCGAGCAACGGTCACATTGTCTGACATTGCTCCGCTCCCACCGTCTTCAATCAGCGCGAGGCATTCGTCGGCTGCTTCCAGCGCCTCCCTCTGCGCGTTCAGTCGGCGTTCGAGTGTTCGGCAAAACTCCATCGCGGATTTCCAATCTGCGGTTCGGGCGAATGCTTCCGTGATCGGCGTGTTGGCGACGTTCGCCACAGAACAAGCCTGCTGCTGGACAACAGAGCGGGGCGCTGGGGCATTATCTGGTGGATTCTGATTCATGAGTTTGATTCCTTCGTTTTTGATTTTCCTCCCCCTCTCTGTGCCAGAGCAGGGACGTTATTTCTTCGGACGCTTCTTGGCTTTTGTGAGTCGAGCCAATGCGCCCTCTTGTGTTATTGCGTAGGGGGTGGTTTTGCCTGCCTCCCATTCCCAGTGCGTGCGGGCAGGGACATCCAAGAACGCGGCAAGCTCGGCTTGTGTCAGGCCGAGCCGCTCGCGGTGAGATTTGAGTTGTTCTGAAAAAATCATTTTACACGAAATCCACAATCACGAACTTAGAGCCGCAAGGACGAGTGATGATTTCAAAGGTGAACATGTCTTCGAGTTCTTCGGGGATGGATGAGCCAGCAAGGACCAAGCGGGCAACATTTGAGACCATGTCATTCATGACGCGGTTGTTGATGATGGCTTTCATTACAATGGTGATAGTTTCGTTCATGGCGTGCTGTTTGGGTTACGGCTTTATATTCGCAGATTCCGCGAATGATTCAACGACTATTTTCGCAGATTCCGCGAATTTTTTGTCGTTTTGGCTCTTGCGGCGGCGTTTTTGGGCGGTCGCTCGATTGTCGCGGGCGCTGGCAAATTTGATGCCGGCACCCTTTTTAATGCCGTGAGCTGCTAGGACGATGCAATGTACTAGTCCGCAGTCGCAGCAGGCAACGGCTCGAAGTTGGTCTGTCGTGTATTCATAGCCTTGTGCTCGCCGTCGCCTGATGCTGGTCGTTCATGGTTAAAAACTTGTCTGCCGCGTCTGCTTCCCATTGCGCAAGGGCGGGCTTTTTTGGCTCCGGCTCGGTAGCGGGCATCGCCAGCATGGCGGCGATTTTGGCCTCGATGCGCTCGGCAAGGTCTGGCGGATCCGGTTGGACGAGCGGCTGGATTTCACGCCACGTTGCCCGGCCTTGAGCGGTGGCGCAATTGGTAGCGCGTTCAGCGGCTAGCTGGCTCCATGATTCTGCGAGGGTAAAGGATTTCATACTGGTTATTTTTGGGATTCTTGAGTCTCTTGGACGACTTCAAAACGGTAGAATCGGCCTCGCAGCTCCATTGTGACCCATGTGTAGCGTTCACCGTCTCGCACTTTTTTGAAAAAGATGCGCCTCACATTACTGGTCGCGGCCTCTTCTTCCTGTGCTGCCTGCTTATAGGCTGGCACCTTTTTAATGCTAGGCTTGATTTTCTGAATCTGAATCAGCGTGTCGGCGTCCTGCTCGATTGCCATGGATTCCCGAACGTCGCCGTCCTTGTTTTGCTGGCTCGGCATGATGATGTGCGCCCCGGTGGTCTTGGCGCACTGTTTGGCCGTCGCGGTGATGTGGGCAACTTCGCGCTCCCGGCTCTTGCTGGCGGCTGCCGTCTTGCAAAGCTGGATGTAGTCGATCATCGCCACAAGGCGCTTTCCAGTCGGCAGCTTTCGAGCGCGACGGGTAATGTCACGGCAGATTTGCTCAATCGTTTTTCCAGCCACGTCGATGATGCTAAAATCCCACTTGGACACCTTTTGGGCATGAGACGTGAGGGCGACCTGCTCACCACGGGTAAGGAGGCCCATTTTCAGGCTCTTGGCGTCAATCCTGCCCTGAGAGCATAGAATGCGGCGAGCTTCGGCCTTCGGCATCATCTCATAGGTGTAATCAACGGCTTGGTGGCCTTCTGCGGCGACATCTTCGAGCATCTGGCGGCATAGGCTGGATTTCCCATCGCTGGACTCAGCGGCCACCACGGTAAGGCATCCCGGCTCAAGCCCGCCCATGATGGAATCAATCTCTTGGATGCCGGTTGAGACTCCGGCGAATTTCCTCCCCGACTCCGCCATGGCCTGCGAATCGTCCACCACCTGCATGACAAGCTCGCGGATAGGCGTGCAGGGCAGTTCCGCGCTCTCCTCCATGGCCGATACCTCGCGGGCGTCCTGAATGCGCCTAGCGGCCTCATCGAGCACAACCGTCACGTCCTCATCGGTCTGCTCTTTCCCGTGCTCGAAAGCCTGGGCGATGTTCAGCGCGGAGGCCCGGATGACTTCGCGAAGCGTGAACTTCTCCATGACGATTTTCCGGTAATGGGCGAAGTGCGCCGGAATCGGGACGAATGTGAACAAGTCCGAAAGGGCAGCGGCTCCACCGGCCTTGTCGAGAAGGTTTTGCTCTCGGAGGGCGTGCGTAACCGTGATGGTGTCAAATGGCTTCCCCTTCGCGGCCAGTTCGTGCATTTTCTCATACACGATCTTGTTGGCGTCGAGGTAGAACGCCGCTGGCGATGGTGCTTCGTTCAACAACTCGGGGCGTTGGAGCAGGCAGGAAATGACGCCCTTCTCTGCCTCGTCGGAACAGGGCAGAGCGCGGTTGAGGCTGGCGAGGAGTTCTTCGGTCGAGATGGTCATGGTTTTTGTGAGTTAAGGAACAAATCACCTTGTGCGAGTTCGTTGGTGATTCGTTGCACGGCGTTTGCGAAGTGTTCCGGGTCTTGCTCGAATCCAATCGCTTTCCGTCCCGTGCGGATGGCCGCGATGATTGTGGAGCCGCTGCCCATGTATGGATCTACCACCACGGCACCGGCTGGCACCTTGGCCTTGTCCATGCACCACGCCATGAGAGGCACGGGCTTTTGGCATGGATGCTGCCGCGTAAGAGTCTCGCCGTTCATGGTCAGGTCGCGCTTGCAGTAGATTCCATGCCCGCCCTTCATCCACGCTTCCTCGGCATCGCTTAGGAACGATCCAAAAGCATCATCCAGCCGCTTGATCCAGATGAGTTTCGTTCCCACTGGCAGGCGAGCGCCGAAGTGATTTGAGCCGAAGAGAACCACCTTTTCCCATGCGAGCCAAGGCGACGGATCGAACGGCTTTTCGTCGTTGATGATCCCTTTTCCTTTTCCGGTTCCGATGCCGTTTCCACGGCGTGCCACGCTGGCAGTGTTGCCGCCGCTGAATCGGCTGTTGTCGGTGTCCAGCTTCATCCCATAGGGCGGATCAGAGATGATCGCGGCATCCGCTGGCACTAAGTGGCGGAGTTCCAAGCAGTCCCCAAGATACAACGTCACGCGGCCACAAGGGGAGATGTAATTCGGCTCTGTCTTCATTTCTGGTCAGGGTTGTAATTTTTGGCGCGGTCGATTTCGCCTGTCCAGTTGTTGAGCAGGGTTAGCAGGTCGCGGCGCAGGAATTGGCATCCTGATTGCGTGTAAAACCATCGCAGGGCTTGCCAATCTTCGGAGTCGATGGGCTTTGGAATCTTGGCCCATACTTTGAGTTCCTTCTCACTCCACGGGGTTGTTGGTCTGCGATTGAACCACGATCCGATTTCGATTTGTTCAGGTGTCAGGCTGGGTTTTGATTCCTGCACCTCCAAAACCAACGACGGCGGAGCCGGAGGCTTTGGGGGTATGGGGGTATTCTTTGCTTCTGCTTCTGCTTCTGCTTCTGCTATGTCCGCGTTTACCGTTATTACACAGTTAGCGACCGTTACCTGATCGTTACGCGCCGTTACTCTCCCATTCCTCTTTTGCCTCTCTCTAAATGCCGCCTGCCTCTTGGCGGCAGAAGACTTTTCTTCGTCCTTGGAGGCCATAGCCCTATATTTCGCATGGTTGAGCAACAACCAACCGCCTTCGATTTTTTCAATGCGCCTCCCCTCATCATCGGGTGTTCGGCTGTATTTATCGGGAGCGAGGAATTTATTAATCGCCGCCTCGGTGTCACTCAGCGGCATGCCTGCGACCTGGGCAAGCCCTGGAATGGAAGCGTGAACCTCTCCATGTTTGTCCGCAATCGCCAACATAGTCACCCAAACTTTGCAAGTGCTCGGGTCTTCCGTCCAGATGGACGAAGTTACGATTGAAGAGAATAGCTTGGTGTAAGACATGATTTAGGTTTGGATTTCTTTCGGTTTTTGCAAAACGGCAATCCTGTGTGGATTTGGAGAAGCCTGCTTTCCTCCATCTCTGCGTCAAATCTGCTAGGGTGGATACTGAGGACTTCTTTCCTTCGAGGCGAATAGGCGACAGTGCAGAGGCACCACATCCCACTACCTTTGTATTTGTCCTGCTCCGGCGCTCCCTTACAGCTTCGGACGCCGATATAGTAGCTGATGCCATCAGTGATTTTGTAAACGTAGTGAGTCACGGGCGTTACTTTCCGTTACTAGCGTTACGTTGTCAAATGAAAAGCGATTTATTCGCAGGCTCTACTCTCCCGGCCGGCAAGAGGTTTCTGGCAGGAAGGGCTTTAGGGTGGCGAGCACAGTTTTTGCGTTTCGGATGGCGTTGATTTTGCCGTTTGCTGGCTGCATGCCGCCTGCTGCTGCGGTGGAAAGCCATTCTAATGCCGTTGCCGCCTCATGGATCGCTGCCCGCATGGCTTCGTTTTCGCGTTCAAGGTCGCCAATTTTCTCGCGCAATGGTATGTGTCCTTCGGTGGCAGGAAATTGAACGCGAAGGTATTCGATAATTGAGTCAGTCCTCGGTGTTGGTCGTTGCGTGTTCATGGTGTCGTGGTGGTGAGGGTTGGTCGATTGTCGATAAGAGTCCCGTGCTGGCGAGCATCCAATACAATGCCGCAGCCTGCCGCAACGTGTCCAAGATGGTGAGCACCGCTTTCCGAGTCGATGTCTTGGCCGTCGATTACGGCGTCAATGTGTCGGCGCATGGCTCCAAGGTAGGTCATCATCTCCACCTGGTTGTCGCGCCAGTTCCACGGCCCGTACTTGGCTGCTCCACATTCAAGAGCTTTCGCTGTTTCAATGTTTAGAGCGGGCGGAATGAGCTGGAGTTGCGGCTTTTTGATTGCCTGTGAGGCTTTGGGATCAGTGTTCATGCAACGGGGACAATGTAGGTGATGAATAAACCAAATCCTTGCCAGTGATCGGCAATGTCAAAGCAGTTAGACGGCTCGCAACCTTCATGCAGCCACACGCGACAGGGTTTGTGCTGCTTTTTTCCAGCTTCGTTGGCATACAAAAATCGCCAGCCCTTCGGCACGCGGGATTCATCGACGTTCTCGGGGTTGTGGTAACTTCGGAGGCGTGGTGAGTTCATGCGGAAATCATTTGGTGTTTCTTCAAATCCTCGATCCACTCCACGCCCTTTTGCGTGGCGCGGTAAAGCACGCCGTCCAGCATCGCGAGTCCCTGGGCGATGAGAGGGCCGATGGGCATTTTCACAGGCGCTTTAACGGCGTGCCCGTAGCTGTCACGCTGGCCGATTTGCAGCGGCAGCGGTTCATTGATGAGCTTTTGCAGCATAGCAGCGGCATCAAGTCCGCATCGCGGCATGTAGATTCCGAGTTTGCGGCACTTGTTGACGAATTGTGTCGGGGTGAGGGGGATCATGGAAGGTCGATGACGTAGGTTTGTTGGCTGCTGATCGTGCTAACGTATGCGATTGCTCGCCAGTCCCCGGCCTGCACGTTGCTGACATTGGCATAAACCGTCTCAAAAGATGAATGCTCCGGCGTGCGGATCTGCTTCTCGGCGTCCTGCCAAGGAATCGCAAAGATGGCGCATCCTGGAGCCGGTTTAGCGACGCAATAGGCACGCGGGAAGATGTGGCAGATGGACAAGCAGCCGGGCACTTGCTTTTTAGCAGCATTCTTGATGCGTTTGATGATGTCGCGGGAGTAGGCGGATTTTGGTTCTTGTTTCATTGTGGTCGTTGGTGGTGGATCAAAAGGGAATGTCGTCGGTTTCCATGCCGCTCTCGATTTGCGGCTCGGGATACTGGATCGTGCCCGGAGGCTGGCGGCGTGGTGCATTCGGGCGAGGCGATGGCCGGGTTTGCTGGCGGGGCGCTGAATCTTGCTCGCGGCGGTCCTCGTCCATCGGGAAAAGCTGGAGCCAGCCAGACCATTCCGGCGATACCGGCATAGCGTCCATTTTGAGCGAGACGCGGCCTTGCTCGTCGGTGAATGCCACACCGCATTGGACGTAGCGTTTCTTTTCGTTGCCGTCGCCGTCTTTGTAGGTGCCAACGGTGGCGAGGATTTTATGTGTGGGGCGTGCCATGGTTGTTGTGTGTGTTTGTGCTGGTTTGGGGTATCAGGCCGCAATGGGCGTGATGGTGATTTGAACGCCGCTGGCTTCTCCGAGTGCGGCCCATCGTTTGCTAATCATGCCGGAGCATACTTGGCGGTCGTCGTGCCACATTTGGACGGCGGTCAGGGCATCGAGGATTGCCTTGTCGAGATTGTCGCGGTCGGGTGTTTGAATATGCCATTTCGGAGCCGTTGCTTTGATTTGGCCCTTGGCGGTGAAATGTGACTTTGGGCGCGGAAAAACGCATTCCCAATCGACGCGCACGGGACCGTTGCCACAGGTTGGGCGCTTCGTGCCGATAATTTGCATTGTGCTATGAGCCATAACAGCACCCTTGAAGTCATCCGCCGTTTTGGGCGTATAGACCCGAGTAAAAGCACCGCGTCGGCAGGCTTTAACGCGAGGCTGTCCCTTGGGTATGCAGGGGGCGAAGAAGATAATGGGACTCATTGGTCAGCAATGCGAAGGGTTGCGATTTGACACTGCTTAACAACGCACCAGCCTGACGTGACGCCAGCAATGCCTCGCGCTTCGAGAGGTTGTATGGCGTCTTGGTTAGTGTTCCAAACGCGGGCGGGCGCATCTGGACCGTGAATCTGGATGAGGTTGGAAAGCTCGTTAATGAGGTCGGAAATGGTCATTTGGCGGAGGGATTGAGTTGGAGTTTTGGAGTCATCTTTTCGCGGTAGGTGCCGTACTCAAAAATGAAGCGGTCAATGGCGGCTTCCATTTTGCTTGTGAAGTCATCGCGTTTCACGACGAGATGGAAGGGTTGCAAGCCTGGGAAATAGCTCCAGAAATGCCATTCAGGCAGGCCCGTGACAAGCATGGAGCCGTGGACCTGAGTTTTATACTCGTCTGGCAAAACACCGTCCTCGATGTATTCCGCGTGAGTGAACGGCGATGGACACTTGATCTCCAGACCGGCGACGTATTCGCCAGCCGCATTTTTGATAAGCGAATCAGGCGAGCAACCAACGACGTGCTGCCAGCGTTCCGAGGTCACAAATGCGACCTGTTCGGCGACTAGGCCCGTGTGAGCCTCGAAAGCCTTGCGAGCTTCCGGTTCAAGCTCGATGCCTCTTTCGGTGTAGAAGTTGCCGAGGAACTTCGCATAGTCGGGAGTAAAGCATTCAACCAAGAGGTCGCGCATATAGCTGGCGGCTTGCTTGGAATACTCACCCTTCGCTGGCGTGATGATCTTCTTGAAGTTGCTGGCGGTAGCCCGGCCACGGCGTAGCTCGAACCACTGTTCCGAGCCTTGAAGAAAGCCTTTATGGATTTTCATGCTCCTTGCCCTCCTTTCCGTGCTTCGATCATGGCGTCCGCAATGGCGTAAGACTCCATTGCCGCATCAAGCCATGCTCCGCAGTCATCAAAAACAGTTAGATCTTCGTAAATTGAATCGCTGTCGCGCTGGAAGCGTCTCAAATCGCGTTCAACCATACTGGCTATAACATGCCCTGCAAAGTAGTCGCGAAGTGTCATGCCTTGCGGCGCATTCGCCAACTTGCCCGGCAAGGGGTTTGTGTGGCATGGGTAGGCGGGGCCGCCGTCGTTGATTGGAGTGCTCATGCCTTGAACTCTCCTTTCTCCTTAGTGCCAGCCCACTTCACGCCGAGCGAGGCAGCTTTGGCGGAAATGGCGCGTTTCGCGATGGCCTGCTTTGCGCCGTCGAATCCGTCGTTGGCAGGCTTCACAAGTTGAGTCAGCGCCGCCGCATCTTCGCAGCCTTGAATCTGGTCAAGAAAGTCAAGAAGCGCGGGGTCGTCCATGACGTTTTCCGCAGGCTCTTCGACAACATCGGCCTCGACTACTGGCGCAGTTTCTTCGGCTGGCGCTTCTGGCAGTTTCTTGAATGGATCAAGCGGTTCAGCACGGGCGGCTTTCGGTGTCACGTCGCGAGCATTGGCAAGCCCTGGTGTTGCAGCGGCTTCGTCCTCGTCGGTGATGCCGGAGAAACCAAACGCCACGCGAGCGCCTTGGATCGTGGCTTTATGACGCAACATCCGGCGCTCCATCTTCCACGGCTCCGTGTTGCGGCGGCACTCGATGAGGTATTCGGTCACGCGGGTAGGGTGCGAGCGATCCTTGCGGTAAATGATGGACGTGCAGGACACGAGCTTGCCGTCGTCTGCATGCTCAAACTCGTAATCAATGCCATCGAACTGCGGATGGTCGTTCATCATCCGAATCCAGCCGTCGATTGAGACGACCGGCACGATGCCTCCCCCCTTCGCAGGGAAGGCGTAAATCTCCTTCGTGAGTGGATTGAGGCCGTATTCGTTTGAGACAACCACGAGAGCAAGAAGCTCATCGTTGGTAGCGCCGCGAAACACGGTGTTCTTGAGGGTTTCGAGGAGCTTGTTTGGCTCCACGTTGTATTTACCCGCCATCAAGGCGAGGGCGGAGGTTTGTTTTTGTGGCACTTGGGCCAGTTGGGTATCGCTCATATTGGGAACTGGTAGAATCGGTATTACTGTTTATAGTTAGTGCGAAGCCACTCTTGTTGCCGGGCGTCTAGCGGTTCACCTCGCCCGAGGTGGAAATGCGCCACATCGCTATGTTTTGGCGAAACATTCCAGAACAAACTGACTCCAAACGCCTCCTTAAAGCGTCGGCTGATAGCTTCGATATTTATCGCTTCGTGAAATTTTAGCTGCATGGCGGTGGTCGTTGGGTCTATTGGTGAATGACGGCATTCGCTGCCGACAAGATTGTTTCGAGCGGCGTGCAGGCCGTAAAAAAAGCGGTCCAGTCAGGGTATTTGTGATCTTTGCCCGCGTGGATGATGACCACGGGAAGGCCGTTCTGGTCCGAGAAAATGAGGTGCCCGCGATGGCCTGGAGCGAGAAAGCGGAGGTTGTTCGCGGTGGCAACGCTGACGCCTTTTGCGGTGCGTTCGTGCGTCATGTCGCCATCCACAAGCATCCAGCCTGCGAGAGCGTCAGAGACTTTTTCCATGCGGTTTTGATCTTCCTTCGACTTGAAGCCTTCGAGCCAGACAAACCACGCGGCTTCGAGGTCCATCTCAAACTGAAGAGCGCGGCACTTGGCGCATTTGCCGTCCTGCTCGTTGCGGTCGTGTTCGGTAAGGTCGCGGCCACATTCACAGGGCGCGGGTGGAAGGTCGTCGTTTGCTCTCATGGCCGGAACCTTGAAGCATGCCTCTAAAACGTGCAAATGATTTGTTAAATAATTTAGCATAAAGTTTTCGTTGCGGTAAATTGTAGAGTCGATAATATAAGGAATGGAAACGACCACTTCGGCCACTGAGCCACCTATTACCAGTCAGCAAGCGCCAGACTTCGGCGAGCCTTGGAGCGAGCAACAGCCGCCACATCCGATCAGCCTCGACAAAGGCGTCTATTGGCTCAATCCGCGCCAGTTCAACCGAGCTGTCGCAAGTGTGAACGCCTGCGCCGGAATGGCAGACCCGTCCAGGGAGATTGCACGCTTAAAAAACTGCTCTGACGAACTCGACAGCATCCTGAAAGTTATCCCGGAAGATGCGCCATGTCACCACGCTGAAACGGGCGAGACGGTTGCTGATTACATCCTCGACCTGCAAAAGGAAGTTGGCAGAGTTCACGCGCTTTACTTCAACACCAGCCAGCAACTTGAGGCGATGCGTGATGCCATCGAAGTGGCACAAAAGGCTTTCGAGACATTCAACGACGTAGGAAACTGCCGAGCTTTTCACGACGCTAAAGACGCCGCCATCGCAAAACTTCAACCCTTCCTCCCTAAGCCATGACCAAAACCGATTACTGCTGCCCAAATTGCCGCCGCATTCGCCGTCGTGAAACTGATGTCGAAACGTCGCTTTTTCGCTGTTCGTGCGTTGGCGGCCTGATTGAGTGCCCTCGTGTGAAGTGGGAACTGGCGGATTGGACGCTTCTCAACCAGCCGCTAGCCGATGCTTTAGGCGTAGGCGTTCACAACGTTGCTGCTAAACGTGCGGAGATGAAACTGCCACGCGGCAAAGTCGGCAGGAAAGCGCACAAAAAGCCCGTTCGCCGGGTGGACGCTTCCAGGATTGATCCGCAGAAGTCAGTGAAGCAAAACGCGGAGGCCCTTCAATGCACGCCGCAGCGGATTCGACAAATCCAGAAAGAACTAAACAAAACGACGCCATGAAGTCCCGCAAACCCAAAACACACACAATAAGGACGTGGACGAAGTTCTTCGGACCTGTTCAGGACGGCTCCAAGCCTTTTGTGATCGGCGATAACAAGCTCTACTTCCAAATCGGCGACACGTTGCTAATTCGCGAATGGTGCCCAAAAAAAGACAAGGCGACGGGGCAGGAATGCCAAGCCGTTGTAACCTATGTTTCAGCGTGGCAGCAAGTTCGCAGCAATGTTGTTTTAGGCATCAAGCTCCTACCACAAGACGCGGAATGCAGCCAACTTGGCGCGGATTTTTCGGAGCTTCCAATGTGCGCGAAATGACCTCTTATGAAACCATCCGAAACATTTTCAACGATTCCGCCACCTGCCGGAATGGAAAGCGGCCCGAGCTTAACTACGAGCCTGGATGTTTGTATGTCGAGTGCGCCGAGGGTGATAAGTGTCGTTGCCGGCTTGCCGACGGCGAGGGCGGCCCCGTTTCCGCCTTCCTCATTCGCTGGCGTGAACGTTACGGATAAGCGGCAGCAACCGCATTAGCGATAAACAGGTGACCCACATCGTTAGGGTGGGTAGTATCCTGCATCATCGAAGCAGGCGTGGGAGAGGTGCTGTTGGTCATCAAATTATTGATGTCTACAAACCCAGCCCCGGTGGCTGTAGCGGCTTCGCTAGTGGCGAGAGCGTAGGCCGCCCGCTTTGTAGCGTTCAAATTGGCGTTGGTCGAGTAGGGCAGCGAAAGCAAAATGACCGTGTGGCCGTAGCTCTGCCAGAGCTGAGTCATCTCGATCATCTTGGCTTTAAAATCGGCAATTGTCGTGGCATTGCCATTGAGAACACCGTCATACTGCCCATCATTGGTGCCCGCCATGAGATATACACGAGAGGCTGGATAACTAGCCAAGGAGGTTCGTTGACCATACATCCCTTTACGACCGCTGGTATCTTGAGTAAGCAATGCGCCAGGGTTACCAAAGCACACTGGAGTCTTGCTGCGGTTGGACGCTATCAAATACTGGAACGACTGCTGATAGGTTTTGGCAGATTGGCCTGATGTGATGCTGTCACCAACGAAAATTTCGGTGTTACTTGCCAGCATGGTTCGACCGATAGCCTGCTGAAACTCGTAACTGGCTTGACCAAAATCGGCGGCTTCCGCCGTTGTCATGGCGGTTCCAAAAGCCTCCATGCCGAGGCGGAATGTATCCACATAGTAGGTTCCGTTTACCCTCACTCGTCCAATGTTGATTTCGGTGTCAAGCACATCGCTTAACGTAGCGGTGCCATAGCAGCATTGAAAACCATTGCGGAAAACCTGCTGGCTGCTGCTGCCCCAGTTAATCACATGGCAAGCAGGCCCATTTACTCCCATGAAAAAGGAGTTGCCTTGGCTGCCGATGTTTGAGCTAGGATTTGCAGTGCTGCTGGCATTGTTAGAAGACCAAACGAGCTTATTCAGGCCGCTAGCGGGCGTGTCACCCATATACCCAGCATAGACTGATTTTGCCAGCAGCACGTCAAGGTTCGTCGTCAGCGCGGAAAAGTTGTTGAGGGAAAGCCCGTCTGCTGAAGGAGTGAATCCCGTGGCGATGAACTTTGAGGCGTTTCGCGTGGTCATGCCAATGCCATTAGCCTGCGAGTAATCGCCGCTCACCAGCCTGGACACATCCAGATTGGCCTGCCCACCGGCACCGTAACGAAACTTCACCGCCGCGCCAGCCAGCGTGCTGCCCATCATTGGCCAGATTTCCGTGAGCTTTGACAACCAGCCAACAGTGGTTCCTCGAAGCGCCCAGGTGTTGAGGGCAGACAAATGAGCTGCGCTGATCGTGGATCCAGCCGTGACCTGATTGCCCGCATAAGTGAGCACTTCAGGAAGCAGCGCACCACCGGGATAAGGGCGATAAGACATACCAAGAGCTAGACCGAGAGCAGGCATTAGTGAATTTTCACGGGGTTTTTTGCGGAGGTCTTGGACCTCTCATCGAGTGCGACCGGAACAGCGGCAGCAGCAGCGGATTTTCCGATGTTCAGCCAGCCCGCGCTTGTAATGCCAATGAAGGTCTTTTCGCCCGTTGGAGTTGATCCGCAGGAGGTGAGAAGCAGGCAGGTCAGCGCCAGGCATGGCGTAGCAATCTTTGAGGCAAACTTTGAGAGGCCAAACTCAACGCCCCACGCCAGAGCCGAGCTAATACCAGCCACAATGGCCGTGCTCGTGCTGGCATCAACGCCCTGAGCCATGAGCCATGTCGCCAAGGAAGCGCATACAATCGTTATGCCTTTCAAAATTTGACGAAAGGCCCAGCCTTCACGAGTGGCGATGAGAGGGAGTAAAATCTGCTTCATAATTGCTTTCGTTGTTTTTAAGAGAAAAAGTTTCTGGATTCAGCGTCCCAGCATACGGGCAGCCTTTAATTTGGCAAGAATTCACCATGCGCGTGATACCTGAATGAATTCCAAGTTGTTGCGCCATTTGCTCAATGAGCGGCTCCTTTTCGTTGCGCCAGTTCTCGCATTCCTGAGAACGTTTCCAGAGAAGCTGGAACATAAAACAGAGCGCCGTTGTCACGGCTCCAAGAGCGGCAATGGCGGCGGCTTCAAGTGTCATTTTTATTCCTTCCAAAGAATGACTTTGCCGCTGGTGAGATCCATGTTGCTACCCCTGATTGGGTAATAACCAACTGGCAAAGTTTGCGCTGCAATACCCGCCTCGTCGCCATCATAAGCGCCCTCGGGATTGCCTGCCGTAGGTGCAACAATAGCGTTAATAACAGCCTCAGCAATGACGGTGAAGCCGTAGAAATTAAAAGCGGTGGCGTCGGTGCCGCTAACTACTTTGTAGCCTTTTGATGCGTGTTCGCGAGTCATAATCTATTTGTATGGAATGAGTATTGAAAAGTCAAATGGTTTCAATCTGTGAGGCGCGTTAGGATTTTTTCCGCGTCTTTCAAGGGATTGCCCAGAATCACGTCTGTCGCCGTGAATGGATTGCCAGGACCAACCAACGAGGCGGCCTGCCCAACCGCTTCGCCGAGTCGCAAAAACGCCCTCCGCTGCTCTTCCGGCTCCCCATTGATTACCTTGTCCAGATTGCTAGGAGCACTTGAAACCGTCTTCACGGCTTGCCCTATCGCAGTAGATGGCTCGAAAGCATAAAGCCCAAACAGCCGCCGCCCGATGTAATTGACAGCATCGCCGAACAGGAAAAGCCCGTTGATTGGCCCTGCCGCAATCGCCGCTGCCCATTCTTCAACCGACCATTCCCGTTCTCTATCGTCATCGTCTCCCATGAGAAGCGAAAGAACGCCCGCCATAAGTTGAGTCGTTGCAGCCATAACGACGTGCGCCACAACTGCCCGCTGTGCATCCAGCGCCTTGTTTTTACTCTTGCCAGTCGCTAACCTGCGAAGCGCCATGATTTCGATGGCTAGCGTTTTGCGTTGTTCGCCAGCAAACATCCACAAGGATTTCAGCCAAGGGTTTTGAATTCCTTCGATAAGAGAGCGGTTAACAGCGTCGGCAGGCTGCGCAGATTCAGCAATCATCATTTCGAGCTGATCCAGCGCCGCGTTTTCTGCCATTGCTTCGTTCATGCCGGACTTGATGTTATTACGGCGGTAATAATCAAAGGCGACGGCAGCGCCTGCCGTTGTCCATCCAGCGTCAACCAATGCCATTGGCATCATCCCTTTACCCATAGCCGCCAACAATGTTGACCCGGTATAACCCAGTCGATCCATTGCAATTTTTGCCTCAGCCGAAAAGCCCATGGCAATGCGGCGTTGAATGTCAGGACTTTTCCACATCGCCGACACGTCAAGTTTGCCAGACAAAAGCCGCGCCGTGCCGCGCATGTAATCCCAAGCTGGAACGTCAGCTAACAGCGGATTGAAATAAGCACTCGTTTGTTTGAGCACTGGCGAAATACGCCAAGCCAAACCTTTAAAGGCGCGAGCTTGGAGAAGCCGTGAGCCCCAGGAGTCCAGTTCTGCAACGCCAGCCGCGCCTATTTTGCCTTGATTCTCCAACTGCATGACTCGCTTCTTAATGCCGTTCGCTGCCGCAGTTCGTCCGTTGGAGCGGATGGCGTTTTGAACTTCTTTATCAATAAGAACGGAGCGCATGTCGCGAACAAGCTCCACATGGGAAACCCAATGCGCCGCGCTTTCGGCGTGCTGCATAAATGCGCTAATTGCTGATGTCCTGCGCATGGCGGAACGTGCATTCTTGTTTCGCGCAAGGATGAAGCCGGACGAAACACCGGAGCCGTGGCCCTGCTGGTCGATATCAATAATTGAATCGGCACTGGAGATGTCACGGAAAATGGGAGAATAATTCGTTACCTGCGGGAATGGTGCATAAAACATGCGGCGATAAACCGGCTCAATAAGCCTTCCCATGCGTGCGTATTCATCCGCAAAAAATCCGGCTAGTGCCTTGGCGTCATCACTCAAGAAGGTGTTCAACTGCCGGAAGCTCTCTTTATTCCAGCCGTCGCGTTCCATTTGCTCACGACTTGCCTTTTGCTTGCTCCAAAGCAGATATTGAATCGCCTCGTCTTGCGACATTGTAAGCTCCGTGTTCTTTCCATCGCTTCGCCTTTCGATCTTAAAAACACGCTTTTGGCGCTTCGCTGGCAATGCTTCATTGTCTGCCCATGCGTCTGTCAAAGTAGATGCTTCTTTGTTCGTGAAGCCAAGAGCTTTTAAATCGGCGGTTCCTTCAATGATTCTCAAAACCACTTCAGCGGGAACGTCAATCGTTGTAGTCTTACCGCCTGCTTCAATGATTACACCTGACGCGGTTGGGACCGTTAAAGCACCCATTCGCCCGGCCTGCTGAATCCGTGACTTCGTGCCAAAAAGTTTTGCCACAAATTCCGCCCTTCTGGCTTCAATATCGCGTTTAATGTCGGTGGAATTATTGGCGGCCATGACCGCACGACGATGGAATTCAGTCGTGATTCTGGAATCTTGCCCAAACACGATTTCAAGCTGCTGCCCCAAGGTAAACAGCGCGGAATTGAGAAAGCCTTTCACATCGTTTGTGAACCGCTTAAACGTCGATGAGCGAACATCAGCCTCTACGTTTTCAGCATCCGGCAAGCTGGAAAGCTTCCCGTTTGAAGCATCAGTTTTCGCTTCATTCTTTGCTTCTTTTACCCATTCGGCGCGGGCGGCATCTATGATCTTGCGTGTTTTTCTTGCGCCGCCGCCGACTTCCTTAAGCCACATCGCAGCCGCCTCAAGTTCCGACGACTCGCGCTCTTCTAGTTTATGAAAAAGCTGAACGATTGCGAGTTTGCCGATGGCATCTTGAATCTCAGTAGAGTCCTCGCTTTCTTCCAGCGTCTTTTCCAGGGCCGCCATTTCCTTTTCCTGATTCGCATCGTCCAGCGAGGCAAAATCAAAAGCGAAACCAATGTCTTCCGCCGCGTCTGCCGTGATGTTGCTAGTAATCCTGCCCTTGTCGTCCTTCTTTGGCGCATATCTTTTAAAGAGCTTGGCGATTTGTTGGCGGTATTCCTTCTTGAGCCACTTCTCCAACACCTTATCCATTTTTTGCACCCGATCTTCGAGAAACGCGATGGCCTTTTCGTCAGTGTTCAATTCGGCGATGCGGACATATCCACCGACCTGCGGGCGAACCTCGGCAGGGATAGCGGACAAGAGGGCATCATGCACGCGGAGTAGCTGCTTAATGCGGTCACGTTGGGCGCGGTTGTCTTTCTTGTCGAACTTGGACAATTCGGAAGCTTTGCGCTTTTCAGCCTCGGAAACGGTGCGCTCATAGTCGAGGCGAAGGCGTGCGAGCTTTTTATCCGCTGTTCGGCGGAGGCGTTCGCGGTCTAGTTCGCTTCCTTTATCTTGAGAAACGGCTTTCAGTTCAAAATCGCGCTCATCGCGAACCTGTTTTTCATCGGCTTCAAAATCGGCGCGAAGCATCGCCATCTCTTCGCTAAATCGAACCTCAATATCTGCCCGCTCCTTGGCGTTGGTATTAAGTTCTCCACGAAGATCAAGCAGTTGAGGGATGACTTTAAAAACCCGCTCTTTCGCCACGCGAGCAATCGCCATGCGCAACTCAGGAGTGCGCTGGAACGGCGAGAACATTGCGGCGGCGCGTGCCTCGAAATCACCGGAGCGTAGAGAGAATGTGCCACCTGCGGCACGGGAAAGGTTAAAATAGGTGTCTCGAATCCAGAAACGGGCAGCATCCAAGTTAGCGAACTGTCCCAATGGGTTTCCTTGATCATCTTTTAAAGCCCCATCTTGGTAAGACCACCCAAATTTATTCCGGTAAAACTTGGCAGGGCGCATGGTGTCATCACGGAAGAAACGCATGGCGTCGTCCCGCTTCAATTCTTGCTCTCGTTTCTGCGATTCTTGGGACCGTTGCTGTTCCAGCGCGGCTCCATAATTGGCATCGACCAATGGGCGAAGCTGCTTCATCTGATCCTCCCAAGCAAATCGAGCGGCTGAAATCAAATCATCTTCCGCAGTTTGCAGGATACGTTTATCAAACGCTTTCTCGGATTCGTTCTGCTCACGCGTTAGGCGGTAATCCAGATCATACTGACGAAACGCGGTCTCTGAAACTTGAGCATGATCGGACACACGAAACCGTTTCACAAACACCCCACCGTTGCTCAACGTGATAGCTGCGGATGGATAGATGCTGCGACTTTTTCCAGATGAATCAGCCCCAACAATTTTGACGGATTTGACATTTGGGAATGCGTTCTCGCCACGCCACAGAATGGGAGCACGCTTATCAAACTTTTGATAATCTGCCCGCACATCGTTTGGCAGCATGCTTTTGATTTCAGCTTCCGCCTCAGAAAGACCGCCCGGCGAAGGCACGAGGCTAAACGTCTCCATCGGCTTCCCGTTTTCTTCGAGGATGCGGACAAGGTTTTCGTCGAATATGACGTAGTTACGCGTTCCATCGCCAGCGCTGCGACTGCCGCCGTCTAGGTAACGAATGCCGGGGATACCGAGGGCTGCGAGATCCTTCGATGTTTGCTCAGCTAAATCTGGATGGCTTGTAATTTTTTGATACCATTCAGCGCCACTTAATGAGCCGCCATTTTGCAGTGCTTTTGCTGGCAATTTCGCTTTCACCTTTTCACTCTGCTCACTCAGCGGCTTGTCCCAATCAAGGAACTCGTCGGCGTCTGGTAGGAGTTCGACGGTGTAGAGGTTGCCATCGTTTTCGAGTGTCTTGATTTGCTGGCTTATTTTGGCGATCTCAGATTCAGCCTTTGCTCGATCTTCCCTCCATTGCTCTGGCGTTTGTATTCCTTCGGGTGCCTCAGTGAGGAATTGCTGCCAGAACTGGAGCTTTTCGCGCAACTTTGGAAGCCGTTCTTTTTTCGCATTGCTTACCGTGTCGCGATACATCTCGCCAACCTCGCGACTCTCCGCAAAATACAGCCCCCAGCCGTAAGCCTGCGCACCTTCACCCGTGCCAATTTTGGCCGTCGTGAACTTGTCCACCTTGTGCGGCGTGCCGTGATAGGCGCGAATGCTGAACGTCGTAGGCCCCACGAGACGAGCGCCGTCAGGCATTTGAACCACTTTCGAGGAGTCGGCAGGGATGGCGCGGGACATCGAAAACGTCTCGCCATTCGGCCCAGGTGTCGCCTCCGAATAGCCGGCAGTGTCGATGATGCTTGCGTATTCTTGAAGTGCTCCGGCGTCGTGCTTTACCTGCGAATCAATGCCAAGCTGCCGTTCTAGTTCCTGCGTGAAATCTGCCGGGAGAGTGCCCGCCTTCTTGGCCCACATGAGCTTCTGCGCACGATTGACAACAGACTGCCATTCAGTCGCCTGAGCGTTCATAGCGGCAGTCAATCCAGACTCTTCGACATTGCGTAAATATCGACGGTATGAGCGCCCTTTTGCGCCTTCTTTACCCGTAATCAAATAAGCCTGCGCAACGTGCGACCACGCCTCTATGAGATCCTTGCTGTTTAGTTTTTCGTCATCCTCGAAACGAAACAGTTTATCACCGCTAGCCTTTTCATAACTGCGCAATCTTTCAAGCATCCAGTCACGTTTGCCGGACGAAATAAGTGCCTTGGCATCGCCTTCTGTCTTTTCTTCAACCAGTGTGAAAAGGCCTGAGCCCTCCCACAGTTTGACAGTGGTTCGCAAAACATCGTTTTTGAAATTACCAATCGCCAACTCTCTCCCCTGCCGGTCGAACCATTGATTTTTGCTCATGCCTAGCAAAATGGCGACCTCTTCTTGATTGCCCTCAATTTTGCCAAGAGTAACGGCATCGCCCATCATAACCGACTCGTCTAAAATGGCGGCTTGCTCCAGTCGCTCTTGCAACTGCGGCTCCGAGATAATGCCGCGCTGCTTTGCCTCGCTGGCCGTCATGGTTTCAGGCTTGAACTCAATAGCCAACTCGCGGCCACGTTCGAGGTTCTTTTCAAGCCCCTCTAGTGATTGCCGCAAAAGAACAGACTCTTTCCCGAGCTGGTCACGGAACCATGCCCAGCGAGCCGCGCTAGCCTCCTGGTAAGTGGGAAACTCAGCCGTTGATCCATCGTTCATGGTTAGGCGGTAGCTACCCTCTTGCGTTGGTAGCATTCTAGGGATTTTACCGCGCCGCTCTAGCTCGGCTTGCGCGACTGAGGCGTCAGCCTGAAAAAGACGCATTTTCTCCGAGAGCTTCGCGGCTCCGGCCTGCATGCTTTCTTTCGTGCCAGCGCGAACGCCCCAAAGCTCGCGAGCCTTTGCAATGCGCCCGGCTTCGTCTTTTTCTTGAATAACAGTTGTCGCTTGAGCTTGTGAATAGCCCAACGCCGTCATACCATCCACATTGCCGGTTAGGTCACGCGATAGCTGCAAGTCAGCGTTTGTCATCACGCCGCCGAACACCAAAGCCATAGGCAAAGTCACAGAAAGCAATTCTGGAGTTTGCGTTTTGATGTTCCCCCAAATCTCACCAAAGCCAATTTCTGTATCTTGGTCAATAGCCGTAACAATTGGCACGATAACCTGATCTTGAATCAATTCTTCTATCGTCTCCGTCGAGCCTGCAATTAGCACGTTTTGAGCGTAGCGGCCAATTAAAGATGCGCCTCCTACTGGTCCAGTAAACCGCGATAATGCCGCAGAGACAGCCGGAAAGCGTCCAAGTTGCAGCATGTTCGACAGCGACTCAACAGACGCCTGCATAGGGGCTGCAAGTGCGCCAATGCGTTTAGCGTCCTGCGGATCAAATCCTTTGGCGATTAGCTCTGTTCGATTTGACTCCGCAAAGTCAGCGGCAATCACTGCACCTCCAGCAAACGGGCCAAGTGTGCCGATGACAGCCATGGATGGCAGGACTGCGCCAGGGGCTTTGATAATGCCCTCTTCAATCGTCTCATTCATCCATCCAGTCGTTGCTTTTACGGGGTCAAAATCACCTGAAACGATCCCAGCAATCTCCGACTCGACTATTCCGAGCTTGTCATTCAACTCCAGTGCCAAGCGGCCATCTTCCGCAAGTTGCGGATACACTTCTTCGCTAGAAGGTCCGAAGCCAAACTCATCATTGATGGATGCTGGCGGCGTCGTGGCTGCGCTAATAACAACGCCGAGGGCTTGCCGGTTAAGACGTTGCGCCCTAAAAGCAACATTTTTACCCAGGAATCCCAATGTCTGCGCCCAGAATCCTTTCTGGTCGTATCCAGCGGCCTCAATTTGAGCACCAATCGCAGCGTAAACCTGCTTTCTCTCTCTCCCTTTCATCTGTGAGAGTTCAAGCGTTAAATCGCGCAATTTATCGGTGTTCTCTTGCGGTGGTCGCTCGCCGCCTTTTGTCTTGAAGAAACCAGCCTCTAGTTGACCCAGTAGCTCCTTCGCCATCGGCACTTAGTCACCCGCATTTTCCTGCGCAGCAAGAACCCCTTGCGTGAACTGGCTGGAATC